ATCCAAATTGGGAAGATGATGGTACGTATGATCCAGTAATTAAAACTGTACCTAAAGTAGAGTATACATCTGTTTGGGATTTCTATCCTGATCCAGATGCCTACAATATAGAAGACTGTGTGTATGTTGTTGAACGTCACAGACTAACCAGATCACAACTTAGAGGATTAAAGAAACGTCCATTCTTTAGAAGTAAGTCTATTGAGTCTGCCATTAAAGAGGGTGAAGACTATAGCCGTGAGTGGTGGGAAGACAGTCTAACAGATAATGAGACTGCATCAGACTTTGGTGGAGAAGGTTTCGCTAGTTATGGTGGAGATGTTGAGAGATTTGAAGTACTAGAGTTTTGGGGTACAATAGATAGAGAGATAGCAGAGAGCCAAGGACTAGAGATACCTGAAAGTGAAATCAAAGATGATGAGATACAGATTAACTGTTGGGTATGTAATAATCAGATACTAAGATTAGTTATAAACCCATTCGTACCAAAGCGTATCCCATACGTTGCAAGTCCATATGAGATCAACCCATATAGTTTCTTTGGTGTAGGTCTAGCAGAGAACATGGACGATACTCAAACATTAATGAACGGTTTTATGAGATTAGCTGTTGACAATGCTATATTATCTGGTAATCTATTGATTGAGGTAGATGAAACAAACTTAGCACCAGGTCAGGATCTCACAGTATATCCTGGTAAGATATTTAGAAGACAAGGTGGTGCGCCAGGTCAAGCTATATTTGGTACTAAGTTTCCAAACGTGTCAAGTGAAAATATGATGTTGTTTGATAAAGCAAGAGTATTGTCTGATGAGTCATCAGGATTACCATCATATTCATATGGACAGACAGGTGTGCAGGGTACAGGTAGAACTGCATCAGGTATATCTATGTTAATGGGTGCAGCTAGTAATGCAATACGTACCGT